GATACATATACAGGCGATGGCATTACGTTTTCAGGGATTGAAGAAGAGACATTCAACAAATTGTATGAGCAGTTGAAGCAGCTGGCATGGAAAGCGGGGGCAAAATGACAGCAGAAGAGAGAAGACAGTGGATTAAGGTATTGCTGGGAAAAGCAATGTTGATCCATGAGCAGGGAAAACATTATGTCAGAATTACCGTTTCCAATATTAGCGGAAAGACGGCGGTTTTTGTGCATGTAATAAAAAATGGCTGGGCTGTGGGGAAAAGTTACGATTTTTCACGAATCATCGAAGGAAACGCTGATAGAGAAGACTTCCAGAAAGCAGTTGATTATCTTAACAGCCTGATCGAGGACGAGGAGGTATCAGAATGAAAAAATACGAATTGACAGAAGAAACGTTCACAGTTTTCGGAAAAACACTGTACCGGATCAGAGCAGTGCGTGATTTCGGGTCTGTCAAAACTGGAGAGTTCGGCGGATACATCGAGAAAGAGGAAAATCTTTCACATTTCGGAAATGCGTGGATTTCCGGCGATGCAAGAGTTTTCGGCGATGCAAGAGTTTCCGGCAATGCAAGAGTTTTCGGCGATGCAAGAGTTTCCGGCGATGCAAGAGTTTCCGGCAATGCAAGAGTTTACGGCGATGCAAGAGTTTTCGGCGATGCAAGAGTTTCCGGCAATGCAAGAGTTTTCGGCGATGCAAGAGTTTCCGGCGATGCAAGAGTTTCCGGCAATGCAAGAGTTTACGGCGATGCAAAGGTTTACGGCGATGCAAGAGTTTCCGGCAATGCATGGGCTTACGGCGAAGTTCAGGTCGCCGGAAATGCGTGGATTTACGGCGATGCAAGAGTTTTCGGAAATGCGTGGGTTTACGGCGATGCAAGAGTTTCCGGCAATGCAAGAGTTTTCGGCGATGCAAGAGTTTCCGGCGATGCAAGAGTTTCCGGCAATGCAAGAGTTTTCGGCAACGCAGAAGTTTTCAATACGAGGCATTTCTTTGTACAAGGACCGATCGGGAGCCGGGATGGATACGTTACATTTTACAGAACTAAGGATGATACGGTAGAGGTAAGATGTGGCTGCTTTTCGGGAAGCCTCCAGGAATTTGTCAATCAAGTAGAGGAAACACATGGAGGCAGTAGATACGAAAAGGAATACAAGCTTGCAGCGGAACTGGCAAAAGTATGTATCCGTCTGGAGGGGGAAAGCAGATGATCTGGGTAAATGAAGGACGCGACCAGGAAGCCAGAGCCATCCTGGAACTGGCCGGGATTGATTCGGACAAGTACCGGATCTGGCACCATAATAGCATCTATGTGCATGCAATAAATGAAGATACGAAAGAATCGGTGATCGTTGAGAAAGCGACACTCGAGGTAGTAAAAAGTCCCGGTGCTTTGGCGGGCGATCCGGGACACAAATAAAAAGACAACTACAGTATAGGGCAGAGAGGCTGAAAATTCAAGTATGAGCTATACAATCATTGAAAATGCTGACCATGCGGCGTGGCTGGAAAGCCGCACGCTTGGGATCGGCGGTTCGGATGCGGCTGCGATATTGGGATTGAACCCATACAAGAGCAACGTGGAATTATTTGATGAGAAGACCGGGAGACGGATGCCGAAGGACATATCTGATAAGCCGTATGTGAAATATGGAACGGAAGCAGAGCCGCTGATCCGCAGACTGTTTTCGTTGGACTTTCCGGAATATCAAGTCCTGTATCACGAGAACCGCATCCTGCGGAGTGTTGAATATCCATTCATGCAGGCCTCGCTTGACGGCGAGCTGACCGACCAGGAAGGCAGAAAAGGTATCCTGGAGATCAAGACCACGAACATCATGAACAGTGCACAGTGGGGCAAGTGGGATGACCGCATACCGGATAACTATTATATTCAGGTGCTCCACTATCTGCTGGTGACAGGTTACCAGTTTGCAGTGCTGAGGGCACACATCCGGTCGGACTGGGAAGGAGACAGGCGGACAGCCGTCCGCCACTATTTCATTGAACGTTCTGACGTTGAAGAAGACCTTGCGATGCTCTTGCAGGAAGAAAAGAAATTTTGGCAGCAGGTAACACACAACATAAGACCGGGCAGGATACTGCCGGAGATATGACAGGAGGTAAACATGGAATTAAGAATCACAACCAAGATGGAGCCGGGGACGCTCCCGGAGATCCAGTGGAACAGTAACGAGTTGAAGGAAGAGATCCAGAAGAAGGCACAGGAATATGCATCCATTGCTTATACGGATTCCCAGACCGCAGAGATGCGTAAGGACAGGGCAACCCTGAACAGACTGGTGAAGGCGTTCGAAGAAGAACGAAAGCAGGTAAAGAAATTTTATGCGGCACCTTATGAAAAATTTGAGGCACAGGTGAAGGAAGTGCTGGAACCGGTACGCAGTGCGGTCAAAGTGATCGATGATGGGCTGTACGAGATCGAGCAGAAGTACCGCAGTGAGAAAACAGAAAAGATGCGTGAATATTATGACCTGTATGTCGGGGATCTTCGTTCTGTTATCCCTTTCGAGAAAACAGTAAAAGAAAGCATGTATAAAAAATCCATCAAGGACAAGCATCTGGAAACCGCTTACCATTCGCTGTTCAACCGTATGTCTGAAGAAATGGAAGCACTTGAGGAACTCCCGGAACGTTTCCGTGATAAGGCGATCCTGAAATATATGGAAAGTTACAGCCTTTCGGAAGCACTCAGAGAGGGAAAACGCCTGGAAGAAATGGAAAAAGCCCTGGAAGAGCGAAAGAGAAAAGCAGCCGAGGAGAAAGTCAAAAAAGAAGAGGCATCCAGAAAGGCAGTACAGCAGGAAGAAACATCCGCTACTGCGGAAAACAAAGAAGACAGCAAGGCAGAAGTACCGGAAACTACGGCAGAAACACAGGAAGCAGAGAATACTACAGAAGTACAGGAAGAAATCTGGACACTTGACTTCCGTGTACGCGGCACCAAGAAACAGATCATGGATCTGAGAGAATACCTGATCCGCAACAACATTCAGTTTGGAAAGGTGGAATAAAACATGGCAGTAGCAAACAGTCTTGCAAACAGACAGACAAGAAGCAGCATGGCAACGTATATGTCCCAGGAAGCAGTGAGGAAGCAGATCAACAGCGTGGTCGGCGGCAAGAATGCCACCAGATTCGTCTCCAGCATCGTTTCCGCAGTACAGACAACACCGGCTTTGCAGGAATGCACGAACCAGAGTATCCTGTCAGCTGCATTACTCGGTGAAGCACTGAACCTCTCACCATCCCCACAGCTCGGACAGTTCTATATGGTTCCGTTCAAGAACAATAAAAAAGGCTGCAAGGAAGCACAGTTCCAGCTTGGGTATAAGGGTTATATCCAGCTGGCAGTGCGTTCCGGATACTACAAACGCCTGAACGTCATGGCGATCAAAGAAGGGGAGCTTCTCCACTACGATCCCCTGAACGAAGAAATTGAAGTGAACCTGATCGAGGATGACATCATCCGTGACGAGACACCTACAGCCGGTTATTATGCCATGTTCGAGTATGAGAACGGATTCCGAAAGACAATGTACTGGTCGAAGAAGAAGATGCTGGCACACGCCGAAAAGTATTCCCAGGCGTTTGGAGGGAATGGCGGGGCGAGATCGCTGGAACTCCTGGAAGCCGGGCAGATCCCGGAAAAAGACCTCTGGAAATATTCTTCTTTCTGGTTCAAGGATTTTGACAGCATGGCATTGAAGACCATGCTCCGCCAGATCATCAGCAAATGGGGCATTATGAGCATCGACCTGCAGAACGCCCTGGACAAGGACATGGCAGTGATCCACGAGGACGGAAAAGCTGAGTATGTCGATTCCGTAAAAAAGGAAGAACCGGTGGCAGAGCAGGAATACAGAGAAGTCCCGGAAGCAAAGACGGATGTACCGAAAGCAGCAGAACCACCAAAAGAGGCAGATGCTTCGGAACAGATGAGCATGGAAGATATGTTCTTCAATAATTAAAACAGACCATCCCGTTGACCTCACCGGAATGGCCGCTTACGTAAAAAGGAAGTAGAAAATGTACAGCCAGAACAATAACGAAGAACCAAAGTTATTCACGTTCACCGTACCGGGCAAGCCGCAGGGCAAAGCCCGGGCGAGAAC